TTCCCTCCGCCCCGCTTCCGGCGTTCTGAAGGGCGTCGAGCACGGCCTTGTTGGCGTGCTGATGCCCGGTCGCGCCGGAGGGAACGGTGAAATAGCCCATTACCAGGTCCCTCCGATGACGGTGACCTGGTCGCCGGGCGTGCCCTTGACCAGGATGCGCGACAGATCGACCCGGTAGACGGCGTGGTATTCGCCGGGCATCCACGGCACCTCACTGCCGTCGTCGCCCCGGAAGAACACAGTGGCCGCGTTCGTCGGTACCGAGCTGATCTCGAACGAGCCGATGAGCGGCATGCTCGACAGGGGCTGGTAGTCGGCCGCGACCTCGATGCGGCGCATGATGGTGCTGTTCATCGGATCACCTCGAAAGTCAGGGTCACGACGCTGGTGAACTGCCGGTACTGGTCGATGTGCTCGGGCGCGTAGACCGGCTCGTTCTCGATCTCCACGCACAGCGCCTCGGGGTACTCCGGCAGCCGCTTGCCCACGCCGAAGCACAGGGTGATCTCCTCGACCAGTTCGAGAAGCCGCTCGATGTCACCGTCCTCGCCGAGCTTGCGCTGAACCCCTATGTCCACCTGCACCAGGCGCGAGCTGGCCTGGCGGCTGGCGCGCTCGAAACTGACGGCGCGCGGCACCACCGAGACCTTCAGGCTGCGCAGATTGCGCAGGTCGAAGATCGGCCGGAAGACGACCTCGGCGTCGAACTCCTGGGAAAACTCGGTCGCGTTCAGCTTGGCGGCGACGGCATTGGCGATGGCGGTGACGGTGGCCACGGTCGGTTACCTCATTTCAGTACGCTCGCGACGATGGAGCCGATGGCCGCCAGCAAGGCCAGCAGCGAAGCTCCCGCAGCCGCTAGGATGGTTTTCTGCACTTCATGCACCTGCACGCAGGGCGGGCGATGGTGGATGCTGGGATCGCTCATGTGCAGCTTGAGCATCCCCTTCATCTCCGCGACGTCCTCGCGCATCTCGTTCACCACGATCCACAGGTCGCGGCTGTCCGGGTTGTTGGTGGTGCCGTTCGGCATCGGGTCTATTCCTCGTCGATCTGTTTGGTGTGGATGCGCAGCGTGCTTCGGTTCACGTCCGACCAGCGCCACTCGGGTTCGCCCGCGGGCGACATCACCTCGTAGTGCCGGTCGCCTTCGATGATCAGGTCGCCGGGCCGGGGAAGGACCGCCGTGCCGTCGATCACCAGGTCGGCGGCCCGGATCAGGAAGTCGCGGGACTCGGTGTGCAGCACGCGGCCATACTCGTCGGTGCTCTCGAACCGGGTCCTGCCAATCGTGGCCTGGAGCCCGATGCGCCTGCCGTCGCGCTGGAACCACACGGCGGTGGTCAGATGCTGATGGCGCTGGCGCTCGAGCCATTCGGCGGCCTTCCCCAGGAGGTTGCTCATTGAACGAGCCTCACCTGGACGGTTTCGTCGTCGTCCCCGGCGGCGAGGATGCTCTTGCCGAGGTAGGGATAGGCCGTGGCCGGGGTGCCGCCGTCGTCCGCGTCGGGCGTGACGACCGCGCCGCTGGCGTTCCACTGGAGCTTCACGCCCGCATCGATGGCCGTTCCGGCCCCCGTCGCCTTCGGGATCGTGTAGACGCCGGTCAGGGCCAGCGCCCCCCGTTCTCCGGCCTTGATGTCGAGCTTGGCAATGCCCACCAGGTCGTTCTGGACCACCACGTCACCGGCGTTCACGTCGGAAGCCGGGATGTAGTCGATGGCGTCGCCGCGTTGTCTGAAAACTGCGTTCATGTCTCGTATCTCCTGTGAATTGCGGGTTGGGTTACTCGCCCTTGAACTTCACCATTCCCCGGAAGTCCTGTTCGCGGACGCCGAGGTCGAAGTAGACGCGGAACTTGATGCCGAGCGTGTCGAAGTCGGCGTCGCCCTTTTCCACCTTGGGCATGCGCTGACCCTTGAGGTACCCGATCTCGAAGGTGTCGACGACCGCCGGGTCGGCGAACAGGTACCAGGCAAGGCTCGAAGCCCCCGTGTAGTTGGCGTTCGAGAGGTAGGGAGAGCTGATGACCTCCAGGTCCTCGTCCGCCAGGGCGTTGTAGGTCGGGATGCGCTTCTTCTCGCTCGTGCCCGTGGCGATGAAGAACGTCGAGTTCAGCAGCTCGCGCGCGGCCATTTTCAGGGCCGTCGGCACCAGCAGGAATCGCGGGCTGATGTTGATCGGCTGACCGTCGGCGTCGACCTGGTCCAGGAAGAGCTGCACCGCGAGCCCGAGGCTCTCGCCGGACAGCGCCGTGTCGGTGCCGTCCCGGAAGTTCTTGTGGGCCGTGCTGAACAGGTTGCCGGGGTTGCCGAGCAGGCGGGTGAAGAAGAGCTGGTCGATCTTCCGGGCCGCGCGCGCACCCATGCCATCCGGCACCTTGAGGAAGGCTCCGAGGTCGTCGTTGTAGATCATCTGCCGGGTCAGGGCGAAGATCTTGCCGAAGGTCCCGAGCTGGTTGGTCGCCTTCTCCTCGGTGAGGCCGCCATGCTTGATCTCGCCATCCGGAGCCACGGGCTCCAGGTCGCCGACATCAGTCAGGCGGTAGCGCTCCGACTCCTTGAAGTCGTTGAGTTCGCCCTCGCTGCACAGACGGGTGGCGATCACCGGCTGCGCCTGGAAGCTGCGCAGCAGACGCTTGTTCGCCACGTTGTTGAGGATCCCCGGCAGGGACACGGTGCTGAACGCGGCCCGGATGGTGTCATTGCCGAAGCTGCGGGGAACCGTGATCCCTTCGAGACGGGCGCATTCGGCGAAGAGCTGGTGCAGGCTGAGGTCGCGGCTGCGGCTCGCGCCGGACACGACCTCGTCGCCGTAGTGGCGCACCAGTTCGTCCTCACCGATGTTGGCCCGCAGGCACAGGGCGGCTTCCAGCACGCGGCATTCGAAGGCCGGACCGGGATCGCGGCGGACTGAGATGTTTACGTCGGCCACGGGCCGGGCAGCACGAATGGCGGCGAGCACCTTCTGGCTGGCATCGTGAATCGTCCAACCGGCATTGATGGCCTCACGCTCGATCTCGGCGAACTCTCCGGCGCAGACGCGCTGGATGCCCGCGATACGTTCGCGCTCGGCGGCCACGGCCCGAGCGGCGGCGATGCCTGGGTCGGAGTTTGCGTTGCCGGGCTGATCACGCTGATCGGGATCAGCAGCCGGGCGAGCAGGCGGAGGAGTGCGGCGAGTGTTTTCATCCTGCATGGGTACCTCTCCGGTGAGAGTGAAGGAGGCGGCGACCTGCATGCGGGTGCCCTGGTCGGCACCGACGGCGACGACCGAGACCTCGCGCAGGACGGAGGCGGTGACGTGGTAGAAGGGAGCGGCGTGTTCCTGGCCGTTGACCACGCGCGTACCGGTCTTGACCAGGTCGGACTGCTTGACCTCGGCCCCGATGGAGAGCTGCCAGTCGGCCCCGGCCTCGGCCTGCTCGACGATGCCCGCCGCCTGGCCGTTGCCGGAAACGATCTCGCCGTCGATGTGCAGGGCGTTGTCCTCGACGCGCGCGGCGACCATGCCGACGCGGCTGCCGGTGCGGTTCTCGTGGTTGGTCAGCAGCGGGACGGTGTCGGGGATTTCCATCCCGGACAGATCGACGACGACCGGATGCTTCCAGCCGGGCAGAGTCATCTTGCCGCCCGAATAGGCCACACCCTTCACTTTCGGCTTCCCGCCCTCGGCGGCGGCTTCGATGGTCACGAACTCATTCATGGTCTTGGTTCTCCTGCGTTGTTGGGGTGATGTCGGGATCGATGAGGCCAAGCTCCCGCATGAGGGTCTTTTCCCGGGCGCGCTGGCGAAGCTCGGCTTCCCAGTCCAGGCCCTGGCGGGCGTACTCGTGCGAAAGAGTGGTCGTGTTGCTCTCCAGCCTGAGGCGCTGGGCATTGGCTTCCTTGTAGGGATCGACGTGCTCGAGTCCGTCCCAGAACCACTGGTGCGGGCCGTCGATTTCCAGGTCGCGCGCCAGGGCATACTCCCGGAGCCAGGTGGCCAGGATGCGGTCGAGCACACGCGCGGCGATGAAGGCCTGATCCACGCGGATGGCCTTGTAGTAGGTCTGGTGGTCCAGGCGGCCGGAGGCGTAGTTGTAGCCGGACGAGTTTCCGGCGGCGATGTTGTACGGCAGGTTCAGGCAGCGGGCGATCTCGTTGAGGATCTCGCGCTTGAACTCGGCATAGGTGGTCGAGGGGTGCTTCGGGTCGAGCTGCGCCATCTTCCAGCCGCCGGGCATGGTGAGCAGCATGTTGCGCTCGAGCTGGACGAGGTCCATAGGCTCGACGGCATCGGCTTCGCCCGACGCGGGCGCGTCCGTATAGAGAATGCCCGCGAAGTCCGCGGCCGCTTCGGCAGCGGACAGGACCGCGAGGGTGTAGCGGCGGAGCTGGGCGAAGAGCGGAAGCGCAGGCGTGATCTCGGGAATGCCCCGGTGCAGTTCCGGGCGATCGGCCCGGTAGATGTGGATCATCGCCTGCGCGGGAACGTCGACGGCGTTCCGCCCGTAGTCGAACTGTGAACCGCCTGGATGCTGCTTCAGCACCCGGTAGCTGGTGGGGTTGCCGTGTGCATCGAGGCGAATGCCATCGACTTCGTCACTGCGCCCGATGACACTCAGGTCACTGGTCACGCGGTCTGCCTCGACCAGGCCCAGATCGATCTGGATGTCGTGCTCGACGGCGGGATTCTCCACCAGCATGGCGAAAGACTCACCATCCTGGCAACGGGACATGCGCATGGTGCGCAGCTTTTCAGGGAGGCGTACGGCCTGAGCCCAGGCGCTGAACTCGCGCTCGATGTCGCGGTTCAGTTCATCGTCCTCGGTGAGCATCTGCAGCCGGGGCCCGGTGCCGATGGTGTCGTTGGCCAGCGTCAGGACGATGCCTTTGGCATAGCTGTTGTTGGCGACCTCGTACCGGGCCCGCTCCCGGAGCGCCTTGCGCACTTCCGGACTGGCCTCCGCGTCGGCGGAGTGACCGTCGGCAGCGGCCCAGTGCTTCCGGTTTTCCGGGGTGGTCTGCGCCGCATCGAAACGCCCGCGCACGATCCGGCAGCTCCGGGGCTGGCGGGATCGGTCGGGGGAGCGCCTGAAGAGGTTGGAAAGAATGGTCAGCATCGCGTCAGCAGGCTCCCGGTGGAATCATCTTGCCGACCCGAAGGCCCAGCCCCTTGCGCTTCGCGGCTTCCTTCGAGGCCAGGTAACGGTCGGCCGCCATCTGCTCGGTCAGGCTGTGCTGCTCGACCGAGCCGGAATCACCGCTGGCGCGGCGCGGCCCCTGGGCGTTCTCGCGAATCTGTTCTGTCAGTTGCTCGTCCAAATGGCACCTCGGGTTTCGGCCCATGCGTGGGCCACACCCATCTCTTCTGCGAAAAAAGTGGAAAACGGCGGGGATGACGGGACTTTTTTTGTGAAAAAGTCGGCGGTGAGGCGCTACCGGTGGGATTGCCGCCTCAGTGCGGAGAGCTTGATCCGCTCGCGTTTGGGCGCGGCGACCTCCTGAGTGCCGGGCAGCACAGCCCCTTCGATGCTGGCGGCGACCGCACAGCCGACAATCCCGTCGAGCCAGTGGTTGTCGTGTGCGTCGGGCCGGAGCTTCCACTCGTCCACCACTCTTCCGCGCCCCTCGGTCTTCACCCGATACTCGGCGGTGAGGTGTTCGGCGAAGAGTTGATGCGCAACCGGGTCGCGCCCGTACAGCGACAGGCAGCCCCGGTCGCCCATGGGCACGGCCAGGCGGGCGTGGATGAAGCTCTTCCAGTAGTTGGTGTCGTAGAGCACGTGCCGGATGGCCCGCTTGCCGCGCACGTTCGGGATGCGCCAATTGTGCCCGACCCGGTCGCCGCGCTTCTTCTTGTACTCGGCGAACGGGGTGCTGGAGGCACCCACGTAGCGTCCGTGGCTGGGGAAGAGCACGGCGGCGTGGGCGCTCTGACGGCAGAACTGGTAGACCACGTCGGTTGACGTGCCCCAGTTGGCGTCGATCAGGCAGCGCCCGACCTTGAGCATCGCCCCGTCGTCCCGTTGCCATTCCCTGGCCAGGAGCTTGCCGGTCAGCGTTTCCAGCCCGGCATAGATCGAGCCTTCGAGTCCCGCGCCCGCCTTGACCTCCAAAAGCGTCGGACTCGCGTCGCGCAGTGTGTAGTAGCGCCGCCCCTGATCGGGGAACGCCCCATAGTCAACCAGG